TTCGAGGCACAACCTCTGACATGGCACAACCACGTTGTTTATATACTAACCTGTAACTGCGTTTTTGAGCATATTATATTTATTAATATCTGTTCTGTATAACCTAGCTTGCTCTGTAAGGTTAAATGAATCAGGTGCAAATGGGTTTTTATCATTAGAAACAAACTCAGTCTGTACCTTTGTTGTCGTTGCTCCACCGCCTTGAGGTCTTGGATTTTTTTGAACCCATTGAGGCATTTGCGACATTGCCCATTCTTTTACTGGTGTTCTGTTATATCCATCAACAACAACAACTGTTCCATCTGCTTCCCTAGCAAGCTGATCCTTACTTATACGGCTTAATACATATTGAGGATCATGTACAACATCAGCAAGTGCTGTTACTGCTGGAGCTTCAACTTCTAGCTGTCTCTTTTCTGCTAATAACTGTTCGATCTTTTGTTTTTGCTGTTGCTCTGCTTCTCTGTACTGAGTTGCTAGTTTTTCTGTAGCCTCTTCATACCTACCCTTTGCCTCAAGCTCTTCCTGTTCTTTTTTCTGCTTGAAAGCAATCAAAGCGTTTACATCTACATCTTGAGGGACAGCTTTTGCAGCCTCTTTAGCTTTCTTGTAATCATCTAATATTTCACTATTAGATTTTCTTAGTCTTTCAACTTCAGCCTTTAATGCAGTTATTTCTGCTGAGTTATCAGGCTTGATTACTTCGTCTGCCATAAATAAAAAATTAACAATTATTCACAATCTTAGCTCCACTTCTCTCTGTTCGCCCAAAATGCCGCTGACATTTTACCTTTGGCAATATTTTTGGCGTGTCTAGCCTTAAAACTCTTGCGTTTTGCCTTATCTGCGTCTGATTCTCCTTTTCTTGGCGGTTTATTCTTTGCTCCCTGCATACCAAACCTGATGAGCTTGACCTTATCGCCTTCTTTGGCAAGAACAACGTGAGACTTTGTTGGATGTGATGGGGTTCTCTTTGGTTTATTAAAACCAGCTAATCCAAATCTTTTGAGTCTAGGATCACTCATTTACCTTTCCTCTTCATTGCCATATTGTGTGCTTCAGTAAATGAAACCCCTTCTCTCATCTTACGTTTCATGTATTCCATGTGAGCCTTTGTGTGACCATGAGCCTTTTGATGCTTTGCAAGTGTATTCTTTTGTCTGGTAGTTAGTTTCATCTTCTTTTTTGGTATTTGTTGTAAATAGCTGCGTCTACCGTTCTTGCTTTATCGCCTCTCATATAACTATTTACTCTGCCAAAAGACCAAGCTTGCATTGTTGTATTTCTTGAGCCACCAGATAAATATGCTCCTTGACCTTTACGGTAAACCTCTGCAAGTTCACCATAGTAAAACCTTGTTCCGTCTGCCTTTTCTTTAAGAGCTTTTTTTACGGCTGCGCTTAGTGGTTTTCTTCTTTTTCTTTGTGGTGACATTTTGAGCAACTCTTGATTTTTGAACAGCTTTTATATCAATATACTCTCCTTTTCTATAAGCTTCGGCAGTTCGCTTTATTTCAGCAGCTTTTGCAGCCCTGTTTTTAGAACCAGACAAGTATTTTTTAGCAATACCTGTCTTTTTGTCCTTTGGAACTCGCCTTAGTTTCCTAGCCACTAACAGCTTCCTCTAATTGTTTTATCAGATTAGGCTTACTGAGCCTTCTATCAAGCTCAATACCAATAGTGCGGCCAAACTCTTCAAGCTCAAGTTTAGACATTTTAGAGAAATCATTTTTTACAGAAACAGTTTCTTTGCCCTGCACTGTAAACTTATAACCCATTACTTTTTACCTCCTTTTTTCTTCTTTTTCTTTGTTCCCTTTGGCTTCATTGATCCGTAGTGTGAAGGCATGACAAAAAAGTAACTGACTTTATATTACTTCTTTTTACGTTTTTTAGCAGTTGATAAAGCGATTGCTTGTGCTTGCTTTAATGTTTTGCCTTCTTTCATCAGCAAACGAATGTTGCCAGATATAGTCTTTTGTGATTTGCCTTTTTTAAGTGGCATAACTAAACTACAACTATGCTTACTATAACTATCACCACCCCACTAGGGGATATTGAAATACAACATTCTAAACAAACAGCAAAGGCTGTTGGTAATCAAAGGGCTGTTGATTTCTGGAATAATGATGTAGAAATGGGTTTATATGGCATACATGGCCATTTGTTTGATAAAGATGACTGTGACATTGCAGACGTTATCAGTGCGGCTATGGATTCAGTGGGATTCAGCAATGTAAAAATCCCAGAAAAATCAAGAGTACAAGCTATCGAAGAATTAAAAAGTTATCCATCAGGCTATCCTATAGGCCCGTTGCCCTAGACATACCAACAACAATCTCAAAAAGATCGGGGTGTTGCATCAGTAATTTTGTCATAGACTCTGTACCAGCAAATCTTTCTATGCTCATTGACAAAACCTCAGATGGCTCAGTATCTAAAGTAATACCAAATTTAGAGAAATCGTAAGGCTCATAAACCTTTCCCATGTAAGGAGAAATATATTCATTTACAAGGGCTACTTCATCTTTTCTGTAGCCGCCTCTTCGTATGTCCTCAAGTTTATATACAGGCTTTCCAAGTTTTTCTGTAGGTTTTTTAACAATAGAAGCTTTCTTATTTTGCATAGCATCAATAATTTTATTTTTATCTGTAAAACCTTTATCCAGTTTCCACTTGTTCAAGTATTTATTTAATTTTGGATTAGCTACTTCTACTGAATGTGATATTTCATGGAAAGTAGTTGCTTTTCTAACATTTAAAAACTTTGAACCAACTTTTCTTGTTCTAGCACTTGCAGTCATTGACCCTTCCCAGAATTTGCATGATGCTCTTGATGCCTTACCAATTTTTGTTATAGCTGGTATTCCATTTGCTGAATCAACAAATCCATTACCATTAAACATTCTTATGTACTCATTGAGTTGACCACGCAGTTCTGTTTTTTGTGCAGCGTTAAAAGTAGTAATCTTTACATTTTTGATAAATTTATCTATTTGTGTGTCATTTAAAGGTGTATCTAGCATTTTATTTCTAAGTTTTTCAAGGCTGTTAGTAAAAGATTCTTTGTATTTTAGATAAGCATTTTTGGCTTTATCAAATTTATCTAAAGCTGCCATATTTGTAGCAGCCTCCTTTGCAGTTTTTACATATTCAGCATCTAATTTTTTGAGTTTATTTACATCTAATACTCCTACCTCTTCCATAAGTTCTTTACCAGCTTTTCTTAATTGCTTTGGGCTTGAATCAACTAGCCTTCTTTCAAATCCAACAGGCTTTGCAACAGGCTTGGGCTTTGGTGTAGTGACAGTAATGTTTCTTGCCTTGCCATATAACCTCTCTAAATCCTTTAAACTTCTCTCACTACCATCATTGCGAATCATCTTTCGTAAGGCTGCCTGTCCTGATCCTTCTCTCTTTGCTAGTTTCTTAAAATAATTTACCTTGCCTTCATTACCTAATGTCTTAACTTGAAGCTTTTTATCTTGATTAAGTAACCAGTTTCCGTATGATGTCCCCTGCGGAACTCTGCCTGTAGCTGATGGTCTGGTATCAAGCACAGACGCTGGTGGTTTTTCAAGACTAGGATATTTCTTTTGCAAACTATCAAAGTCAACCACAGGGACAGTAGTAGATCTACAGTTAAAATGTTGTGGTGGTGTTGGCCCTTTGTTATATTCAAACTCTTGACCATCAAGCCTCATACATATTGCACTTGTTCTTGAGTCTAGCGTTGCAACATATTCATATTTAGGACTTACTTTTTTATTTGCTGCATATACCGCCTGACTTGCCTGATTCTGTACTTGATTGATTGATGTTCTTACAATAGTTCGCACCTGATAATTAGCTAACTTTGTCACCTCACCACCAGCAGCTGCAATCTGTCTGACATTTCCCTTTTGTCCAAAGTCAAGCCTACCTATCATTCGTCTTGCAATCTGTTGTGTTGACTCTCCTGAAAACACACCTTGCCTAATATGCCTTGCTAATGCGTCTTGCTGACGTTCTGCTATTCCTCTAAAAGCTTTTTCTACTGTTTGCCCATTAGGTAATGTAATCGCTGCTCCTTGTCTGGCAGTAAGTTCAAACTTACCAGCACCAAACTTTACAAAATCATCTTCTGTAAATTGTTTACTGGTAAAAATATTGACCTGAGTTGGATCAGTAGTGACAAAAGACTCTGCATATTTAGGACTTACAGCAACACTATTAATAGGAATATCACCTGATGCTGTTACCTTTTGAAGTTCATTCTTTATAAAATCAGTCTGTAAGAGTGCCAAGCCCTGCAACTCCTGTGTCATTTCTTTAGTTGTGGTCTTTGCCCATGTATTCAAACTTGTTTTTGACTGAGCAATGATGGCTCTAAGCCTTTTTCTAGTTTGTGGTGCAATAATCACACCCTCTGCTGCTGCCTGTTGTCTTAGATCAATCTGTCTTAATTTTTTTGCAGATGCAACAATAATGTCGTTATAAGTTGAGACAAATTTTCTAGAAACAGAATTGCTATACCTACCTAAATCAATAGTTTCTCTAAAAAATACCTCTGGTGTGGACATTTATCATTCGTCCTCTGCGTCCGTTGGTTCCTCCGCTGGGGCATCTGGTTCTTCTCTCTCCGTCAAACCTCCATTCTGCGTTGTTTCGATCTCATCTTCTACATCAAAGTCATCACCAAGTATCTCTCCAGCTGATAGTTGATTTAATAATGTCTCCTGACTGATAGTGCCAGAGGTAAACAATGCAAGTAATGACTGGATCTCTTGTGGTTCTAACCTTGCAGAAACAAAGTCTCTATTAACAAAGCAGCTGCCAGCATTAGGTTCATTGAGGTATTCGCTATGAAACTTGAGGCAGTTATCAATCAGGTCTTGCATCTGCTGTGCAACTACCATCATTGTGCTGTCATTCTGCGATCTGTCTATTCTTTTGGCCTCGGCTGTCTCACCAACTAGCTTTTGCCCTAGTACCGCAGCTAATGACAAAGTATTAATCTGTTCTTTAATATCATCAAGCCTTTTGAACTGACTGTCATAACTATCACCTGATGGGCTGATATATTCCATTCGTGATTCTGGTGGTAATGCAAGAGCTTCACTAGGGCCTGTTGTTATCTCATCTGCATTTGGATAGCCAAAGACTGCAAGTAAAGGAACAGAACTGATGTGTAATATGTTGTCCAAATCAGACTGAATCTGATAATGCTTAAGGTTGAGTTCTGCAATGTCATACAAAGGA